ATAGGTACTAACTAAATAGTCTGAACAAACCCACTGATTAGTACCTATTCTCGACCAGTTTCCAATAGTTTCATAGACAGTTACTTGTTGATTATTTTTTAAGCTGGCCACAATATTAAAATTTGTACCTGGTCCATTTCTAACGTTTAAAGATGTGTTAACTTTAACATACCTAGTATACGTTGATGTAACTACAGGTTTTGCATCATTTACTTGAGGCGTTTCATCATATTTATAGCAGAAGAAATTTGAGTAATTTGCATAGTTTCTAAAGTTATCAATAGTTACATATACTATATTTCCTCGAACCTCGGCTTTACCTCTACGACTTGATAAATCAAATTTTCCACTATATAAATATGGATCGTATACTTTTATGTAGTTGCCTTCTACTCCAGTTAAAACTATAAAGTGTCCTCCTGTTGTAAATAAACCGTTTCCACAACTTGCAACTATTATATGATTGTTCTTCAATAGTTCAACTACTGTGTTTAAATAGATAGTTTCTTGATATTCTATATCAAACTCATCTGCTACAGCTCTAAAAGCACTCCAATACGTTCCATTATTGGCAGAACGATAACCATATCTAACAAATAAATTTGACATAGTATCAGGCGTTATAGCTCCTTTGCAAGCAGTAACTACCATCGCTGCACTTGTAGGACCACAACCACTTGTACCTATTGTCTGACTCGTATTTCCTACACTTGTATATAGATTATTCTTCCATCTGCTATCAATCTGACTGTAATATGTAAGCCCTTTATAATCTCCAAGCGTTATATCCCATGTTCTGGCCCTATCGCCTTCGTAAGCAATTTCGCCTTGAAGCTCAAAAGCTTCGTCTTCTACTTCTTGCTCTTCAATATTTTTTTCGTCTTCCTCTGTTTGCTCAACAATTTCAGTTGTTGGAAGTTCTTCAACTTCCTTATCTGTCATTTCATAAGTTGCAATTTCATTAATCACAACGTTTTGAATTGTTTTTAATGAGTCTGTTACCTCTTTATTTTGAGGCAAAAAAATTGTACATAAGCTAATTAGTACAGCTAATGCACAAGTCAATCCGATTAAAATTCTCTTTTTCATATTCTTCCTCCTAATCATTAATTTTCTTCTCTAAATCATCTATTCTATGATTTATCACTTTTATTTTTTCTTCTACTACTGGCATTCTTTTAGCAAAATTGTTATGTTCTCGCACTTCTGTTGTAAGATTTTCTATTTTTGTATCTGTTACTGCTTGTTGTATTTTTAATGTAGTTTCCATTTTCTTATTACTCGACATATTGGAAAAGACTACCCCTATTAAGGATAGTCCTCCAGTTATTAAAGCTACTATAATTGATTCCACTTTTATTTTTCCTCTCTTTCATCAATCTCTATATAATTATCTTCACTATCATATTTCCCCAAATAGATTTCTTTTGACCTTACAACTGGTACTTCTTCTCCAGTTTCTTCATCAATTTTAGTTTCTTTTGATATAATAACTTTTCCTTTATCAGGTATTAATCTTCTTAACATTACTTGTTCTTCTTTTAATTCCATAATTTTTCCTTTCTATGATAAAGTCCAACCTTTATTAGTTGCGATTGCTTTTTCTTCATCAGTTAGTTTTGTAAGATTGGTTGAACCTAATATTAAAGCTCTAGTTTCTTCTGATGCTATTGCATTTTCTAATAAAAATACTAAGCACTCTTTCTTTAATTTTGGTGAGCCACTTAAGTTTAATCCTGAACTATTTAAGTTTTTAATGTAAACTTCCTCCAAATTTGGACATTTTCCAAAAATATTGGCAATATTAGCAGTATTGCTTTTTACATCTAAAATGCCTTTAAACCTTACAAGAGCTGAGCAAGTATTGCAAAAATTTAAAAAATTACTAATATGGCCAGTATCTGTGTTTGTAAAGTCTATCTCTTCTAATTTTTTTAAACTAGAAAATGCAGAACCAATATTATTAGCATTTCTAAAATCTAAGTTTTGCATAATTACTTTTTTTAAGTTAGTTGAGCTTGAACACATATTTGCAAGACTTATTACACTGGAAGTGTTGCAATTACTCAAATCTAATTCTTCTAAATTCTGACAAATTCCAAAAGAGTTTTGTAAGTATACTACATCTGTACTATTAAACGCTTCTATTAACACATCATTTGGAATAGTTTTTACTAGCTTCTGGAGTATATAATTATTATTGTTAGAAGTTTCAAAACTTCTTCCAAAAGTCTCTTCTTGACTTCCACCGCTTGGTATTTCTGATATTTTATCAGCGTAACTTCTAAAAGTATCAATATCGGAAACTTCTATTCCTTTTCCTTTTATTGCTTCTTTTATTTGATTTTTTGTATCTTGAAGATAATTTAATTTATCTGCTATTACCAATTAAATCACCTCCCCATTTATTTGGTCGAGGATTTGTTCTATATCACCAATTTTATTATCTGTATAATCTTTCATTTTTTGGACTGTTCTTTCTAATCCTGCTTTATCTACATATTGCATATTACACCTCCTAGTCAACAAACATTTCGTCAATTTCACTATTTGTTACTGCTACAAAATCAGTTATTTTAGCATATCCTGTTAAATCCACTTCTGTTGTTCCAACTTTTTCAGCTGTTCCATTTACTACTATATATTCATCATATATGTTGTTTCCTGTTCCTTCGTTTGCAATTAAATATATTGTGTTTGTATCTGTCATTTCTGAAATAGATGTTACTATTTCTTTTTTATTAATATTTGCTACTGCGTTATTAATCGCTGTATTCATATCTGTAATTTTAGCAAATACAGCTAAATCAGGTTTATTAGTTAAGTCGTTATAGTTTCCTGAAAATGAACTATCTCCTGCTGTTAATATTTTTTGTTTTAATTCATCTGTTAAATCGTTATGAGATAAACCCATACCTTCTACTTTATCGACTTTTCCACTTAACTTCAATTTTATTTTTTGCCATACATATAATAAGTTTTCTTTTGTTACAATTTTAATTTCTGCCATATTTTAATCCTCCATTTCCAATAATTTTTCTATTTCTGAATTAGTCATTTCTTTAAGACCTAATTCACTTAATTCTTTATTTCCGTCTAATTCAACTTGATTAATTTGTGGCTTATTTTGTAAATTATCATAATTAAATGTATCAAATTGCATATTATCAACCTTTTTTTCTAACTCATCTATTCTTGTAAGTATTCCTGGATAATCGTCTTCTAAATTTTCTGTAGCATTAATAGCTTCTAAAACTTTAAGCTCAAAGATTTCACTTTTGAAAACTGTATTATCATTATTAATTAGAACGAATTGCAATTTTAAACAGCCCTCTTGTTTAAGAAGGCTGTTTTTTATTTCTATTTCTGCTTCAGTGTCGGATTTTCTATTCATTTGAATGATTTTCTTAGTCATATCAGGAAATTCTATTTCTAAGTATGGTATTGTATTTTCAATTATTTTTTCTTCGTCTAGTTCTATTCTTAGCTTTTCGACTTCATTCTCATTAGATACACCAATAAAATCTTTATCTTTATGCGAATAAAATCTATTTTCACAGTTTATTTTTATTGTATTTATCATATTTACTCCTTTCTAAGATATTCTTTTCCATACAGTTGCACCTTTTTTAGCAAAAACCTTCGCAGTTAAATAACACTTTACTCCACCATTTGCAGGTGAAAATGTACCATTATATGGAGCAACTCCAGGATTAATAAAAAATGACTCATTATCACTAAAAACTTTTTCTTCATCAATTTTATATATATATTTATTTAAAGCTCCGCTATAGTTATTTACTATGCTTAATAAAGGACCATCTCCTGCTACAAGAGTTACCCCTTCTGGTAATTCATTTCGATTTCCCTTAAACCATAATCCTGTGCATCCTGCTCCTGGAAGCCCTGATATACAAAGTTCTGCTTCAATCATTCCCACTATATTTTTAGGCTTTACTGATAAAGTTCCTGAATTATATTCTAAAATTCCATCTATGTAGTTAGTAACATTATGAATTTTAGATGGGATTTGACTATCGGATATTGCAAATACTTTTCCATCTGCAATAGCTGGAATATTTGTACTACCATTTTTCACACTTCCAAAAGCAATTAATTCTCCACCTAAGAACATTTTTTGTTTCTCCCAGCTTCCAGGTAAATAAGTGCTTGGATCTATTCCCTCATTAATTTCTAAAGTTCCTATTGTTTTTATATCTCCTATCATATCAGTTTGCATCTTCTTTAAATTTGCTGCTGATATAGGTGTATTTCCTCGATATTTTGCGGGTGTAACATAATGCTTTTGTCCATCTATCTCTATATATGCTGGTTCTATTAAGATTCCATCTTCCCAATTAAACATTGTTTAAACTCCTTTCGTATTTAATTTTCAAATTTGACAATCCATATTTTTTTATCTCTATTGATTGCAAATAATAAGCTCCTGTATCTGTTACACTATAATACTCTTCATATTCTCCGTTTTCGTTTTTTCCAACATAAATAATTTCTTGATAAACTTTGTATTTAAAAACTATATATTTATAATTTTCTCTTTCTGAATATATTTCTCCTGGATATAATGTATCTGAAGTATATATGCTATTTTCATTATAATAATTTTCTATACTGTCAAGGCTCAATTCATTTTCTTCTGAAATTGTAGGATTTAATAAACCTACAGTAATCTCTTCATTTATTTCATTAATAAAATTTGAAAAACCTATAGTATCTAAAATCCCATAGGTTCTTTGAGGTTTTGTTGTTATTGTATATCCTACATCCCATTTTTCTTTTTGTTCCAAAAGTGGTGTTCCTCCTATTGGTGCTAAATGTAATGGTCCTGTTATTGCTTTATTACTGCTCCAAAATAAAGCATCGCTTGTAATAATATCTTTTCTAGTAATTGTAAGTTCTTGGTTTTCTTGAAGATATATATTATAATTTGAAGTATCTAAAACTGCACACACTCTATTGTTATCGTTAGCTATCCAAAATGTGGCAAATCCTATGGCAGTTATTTTTTTGCCATAATAATTGGATATGAAATTATTGTTAGCTGTCTTTCTAGTATAATCCCACATTAACCAATCAAATTCATATGTATATTTAATATTAGCCCCATTTTCTGCAAGATCTTGAACTATATTTTTAGCTCCGTCTACTGCACATATATCGAAGTCATCATATTTTAATTCACTATTTATATTTAAATTACTAATTGGTTCATCAAATTTTAACAAACAATATGTTAATTCTGTTCTTTTATTTACAGTTCTAACACTAAACATATCAAGCTGTCTTTCTGCAAATATTTTTAGATATTCATTTAATATCAGATTTTTAAATTCATATTTTTTTCTTCCTATTTTTATTTCAACTAAATCATTACATATCTTCATTAGCCACCTCCACAATATGCGTTTCACTAGTATTCTCTTCTATATATTCGGCCAGCATTACTGTATCCAACTTAGAACTTTCCTCTTGTGTTTGTGTATTTCTAAATAAGTCGATATAACTAGAATTTAGATCAGAATTTTTTAATACAAACTTCCACGTTTGATCCATTAAATTTATATATATATAGTTGATTTCTTTTACTGCGAATTTTCCATCAATGAAAAAATCTGGTTCATATATATAAACCAGATCTCCTATTTTTAAATTTAATTTTTCATCACTCTCTAAATCCACTTGATTTATTGTCTTGCTGTTTGCAGACATTAAACTTCTTGCATATTCCACTAATTCGCTTGTTGTAGTCCATTTTTCTTGATAATCAACTGTTTTCTCTACTATTCCAGTATTAGAAATAATTCCTTTTAATTTGTTTATTTCGTTAGAATGCATAAATCTCATAGTAGTGTATCTTAAAGCACTCATAGATTGTATATTCTCAATTTCTATAGGATTTTCTCCATTATATTTAAATCCTGTTATAAGATTTGAAAAAAAACTATCTCTTTGAAATACTAATTCTTTTTCTTCGCCTTCATCGTCACTAAAACTTATATTATCACTTATTGTAAATTTATCGTATGTGCCACTATTTGAATTTACTCTATCTATTTTACATGAATAGCTTTTAGGCCCTGCTGACATAAAAAAAGCAAACGCATCTCCAAGTTTAAGTGACTTATTTTCATCTATTAGCATTCTTAAAGTTCTTTCATCTATAACTATTGGATTTAAAAATTGTACTGTATCACCTTTTTTTACTGTTCTAGGTAAATTCAATAGTGGATAATCTAAGTTATATTGACTATTATAAACTGATGTACTAGCTTCGTAATATAATCTAATATTCTTAAAGTTAATTACATTAGCATAATCTATATTTTCAATTTTAGGTTGTATTCTTATAACATTAGAAGTATTCTCTCCTTCTTTGATTGTCAATTTAGGATTTAATTGCATTAAATAATCTATGCTGTTTACAAAAATGCCTTTATTTTGATCTATATACCATAATAAGTTTAATTTGCAGCACATATTATTCATACAATTTTCAACTGTATCTAAAGCAAAATTATTTGTAATTTGACCATTTTCTATATTCATTTCAGCTATATAAAATCCATCATCAATTAACGGCTGTAATACTCTTTTTATAGCTTCTTCTTTTTGATATGTTCCAATTAATGAAACATATCTTCTAGTAGCCATAGCTAACGGACTTAATAATGTTAAGGTCAATTCTCTATCTTCATCTTTATTTTTCATTTCTGATAAATTGACTTCATCTAAAAAACCAGTAAAAATTACTTTTCCTTCAAGAATATCCTCTTCTTTTTCAGCTTCTACTATTTTTATTTCTTGATATTTAAATGGAATGTCTAGTATAGAATAACCTGTAAAATCTATAACTATGTCACTAAAAGAAACATCACTATTTGATATTTTTATTGAATATTCATTTATAATTTTAAATGCTATATTATTATAAATTAATCTTATTATCATTTATCGATTACCGCCTCCTACTCTAATAGTTTTCATAACACTAGGTGCGACCATTCTTCCTACTACATTACCATCCATATTTACAAGTCCTTCTACATGTTGGTGAATTACAATTGGCTGATTTTGATTAATTCCTTTTGTTCCTAATGTATTGCTTAAAATATTTCTTTGTCGATTTATAGCTTGTACCATATCTTTTGCTACCGCTTTAACCCAATATTGGTTTTTATCTAGTGGAATAACAGCTTCATTTCCATTACCTTCTAATAAATATTGTTTTCCTTTTTCGGCCAAACCAATACCACGTTCTAGTTCTGGAATCTGTGGAACTGAAATTGTTGGTAAAAAGCTAAAAGGATGTCTATTTAATAATTCTATATCTTTTAATCTTTTTAAAGCTCCATTAATCGCATCAAATGGTACTTTAACAACTTTGTTGATACCTCTAATAATTCCATTTACAACAGTTTTAAAAGTATTTTCAATTCCTTCTTTTATGCCTGAAAAAATCTTTCCACCTGTTGAAAATACATTTTTTACACCATTCCATGCATTTGTAAATACATTTTTAAACCAATTTGTTACGTTTGAAAATATGTTCTTTATTCCTTCCCAAGCTTTAGATGCTCCATCTTTTAATTTATTCCACATTTCTTCAAAAAAGCTAGATATTGGTTCGATAATCTTTTCACTAAACCATGTACTTACTGTTTCCCATATTCCTGCAATAAAATCCCATGCTGTTTGTGCTGCTCCACTAATACATTCCCATAATCCTGTAAAAAACTCGGCAATAGGTGTAATTATATTTTCACTAAACCAGTCTGTTATAATTCCCCAGATTATTTTTATTGACTCAACACATCCACTAACTAATCCAATAATTACTTCGAAAACACTAGATATTGTGTTCCATATACTAGTAAATAGTTCTGTAAACCAGTCTACTAATGGTTGAAAGAAATTTTTAATAGGTTCTATTACGTTATCTAAAAACCATTTAGCTACTGTCCCAAACACTTTTGTTATTGCATTTTTTATTTCGTTAAACTTGTTTGAAAACCAACTTCCTATTCCATTAAATATTTTTTTAATATTTTCAATTAAACTACTAAAAAAGTTTTTTATTCCTTCAACAACTGCAGAAACTGCATTCTTAATTCCTTCCCATAATCCAATCCAAAAATTCCTAAATTCTTCTGATGTATTCCATAAGTAAATAAAACCTGCTACTAATGCTGCTATTGCTGCTACAATTAATAATACTGGATTAGCTCTTAATATCAGATTTAATTTTTTAAAACTTTTTGTAACATTTTCTATTGCTGATTTTGCTTTAAAATATCCCCAAATAACTCCTAACGCTGTTCCTAACGAAATTAGTATAGGTGTAAGAATTTTTAATGTAGTTACTAATTCTTCTGGTAAAGCATCAATTACTTCATTCCATATTCTTGGCAATATCTTTTTAGCAGCTTCAACTATATTATTAAAAGCAATTTTAGCAGTTTCAATAAATTCATCTAAACTTCCACTACCATTTAAGAAATTGTCCCATGCAGCTTTCATAGAAGCAACACTACCACTAATTGTTTCTTCTGCTTCTTTTGCTGTAGTTCCTGTAATTCCTAATTCACCTTGTATAACATGAATTGCTTGGAATACATCGTTCAAGTTTGTAATATCATATTTTACACCAGTAATTTTTTGAGCGTCTTCTAATAAACGTTGCATCTCTTCTTTAGTTCCACCATAACCTAGTTTAAGATTGTCAAGCATAGTGTAGTTTTGTTTAGCAAAGCCTTGATATGCAAATTGTATTGACTCCATAGATGTTCCCATTTTGTTAGCATTATCGGCCATATCTATTAATGCCATATCTGCAACGTCTGCTGCTTTTTCGGTATCTCCACTTAAACTTTGTAATAAACTTGCTGAAAATCCTGTAACAGTTGACATGTAATTATTTGCACTCATACCTGCGGTTTTATAAGCTTTATTAGCATTATCAATTACTTTTTGTGAACTGTTCTTAAAAAGAGTTTCAACTCCACCTATATTTTGTTCTAAATCTGCATAAGAACTAATTGCTGATTTTCCTAACTCTATAGTTTTACTAATGACACCTTTTATTGCATCTGCCATTATATTTCCTACTGCAATAGTACTTGCTTTTAATTCTTCTAGTCCACTCTCAAATCCGTTTTTTATCTATATCTGTTTTATATGTTAAACTTCCTGCTACTGCCATTATTTTTCCTTCCTAAAATGTAGGCAAAATAAAAACACCTAGATTTCTCTATGTGTTTTTTGATATCTTTTTTCTTTTAATTTAACAATTCTTTTTTCTTTTTATCATACTCTTCTTGAGTTATCGCTCCAATATCAAGCAATTCTTTGAACTCCTTTATTTCCTCTGCTCTTGAATAATCAGTATTCTCTTCGTTTCCTTTATTATTAGAAGTGCATATTATTTGTAAAAGAGATAATACTTTTTGTGCCGAATTGTATGCTTCCTTATATACTATACCATCTTTCTTAAATTCTGTTTCTATAAAGTTTATATATACTACTGGATTACTTAAATCATTTAGTGTTATTTTTATTTGCAATTTTGAACATGTTGATTTTGATTTTCTATTTCCAGTAACTCCTCCTACAACAGCACCAGTATCTCCAAATAAAATTCCTCCTGCTAAAGCTCTTCCCGTTCCACCTTTAGTTATACTATTTCCATCTTCTAGCAGTTCAAAATCAACAATATCATTATATTTGTATATTCTTACATTAGTAACTTTACCTAAAATATTAGTTTGTGGTATTCCCCATTGTTTTAAATTTTCATCTATATAAAAATAATTTTCTATTTTTTTTGTTGGATTAAATTTACTTAATCTATCCTTATTGGTATCTATTATTTTTTTTATTTCGTCTGGTTCCATTTGTCTCACATTATTAAATTCTTTAGTTCCACCAATCTCCTTTAAGCATTCTGGGCAAATCCATACATCTTTTTTAAGTTGAAATCTATTTAGTCCAGTTTTCTCTCCACATACTGAGCAATTTACTTTTAAATCAAAAAATCCCATACATTCTCTCCTTTTATTTTATAAAAAGAGTATAAATAATCTTGCATATTTTGTCAAATTATTTTAGAAGATCATATAATTTGTTTAATCTTTCTTGTTCTTCTGGTGCTTGTGGTAATTCCCAATATTGTTTTAACTCTAACATATCTTTATCTTTTCCACTATAAGATCTATATCTTATAATTTTGACAAATTCAGTATTTTCTGGTAATGAGTTCATTATAGCTTTAAATTTCCACCAATGCACCTTATCTTTAGTTAAATCAATATTAAACAAATAATAAAAAGCTCCCCAAATATATTCATCATCATAGTCATATGAATATTTCTTTTTATTACTATTTGAAGTTGATGTTGATTTATGATAGTTTTCTCTGCCACACTTGTAAAACCAAAGCATTTTGGAGCATGCTTCTTTAAATAATTCTTGATCTGCTAGTAATTGTTGATAATTTTTTAATTCATAAAAAAAAGGATAAAAGTTTCTTAATGCATACATAATTTTTTCTGTATCATCTATACTTTTATCCTCTAACTTTTTTTCTAAAGATATCATTTTTCTAAAATCTACATTTATTTTATATTTTATATTTTTTAAAACTACAAAATAAGGCAATTTATTAAACATATTCATATTAATATCTTCTATATCCTTTTCTATATCCTCTATTGTAATTATTTCTTTGTTTTCTTCTTTGTTCTCTATTCTCAAATTTATTAGTAAAATTATTTACATTGTTTTCTATTTCGTCGACTGTATTTGATACTTTACTTGTAACTTCACCTATTATTGACTTACCATAAACTTCAAAAATGCATCCCAAAACATTTAATGCTACTTTTATATCCATATCTTTATATCCATCTTGATTTCTTTTTTTATTTATTTTTTCAATAGCTCCACTACCTAAAATTTCTTCTATTTGAGTTTCTATACTATTCATATCGTTCTTATTTATATTTTCTAATTTCTCTATGCTTTCAAAATTATTAATTTCAAACACTATTCCATATAATTCAATTTCTATTTTCTTATCTGTATCTTCATATCCAAAACTTAATATTTTCTTTTTTTCTAAATCACTCATATTTTTAACCTTTCTAATATTAATATTCTTATATTTAATAATTACTTATTTTATTTGCTTGATGTACTTTTTGCTGAAATACTTGCAGGTGCTACTTCTGATGTTGTTTCTTCTGTAAATGTTTTTGTTGCTACGTTAAACTCACCATAAATAAATTCTCCACCCTTTAAAGAACCCGCTATTTGTTTTTGTTCTCCTGCAGCTCCATTACATTCTGTAATAGAAGTCATTTGTCTAATTTTTCTTGCATAATATGTATTTTGCTTTCCTTCAACTTCTCTCCATAAGTCAACAATATAATGATCTATATCTATATCTGGACTTACTTTTCTTCTGTAAAATAGCTCATACATATATTCAAAAACTTCATCACCTTTAACCATATCCATAGTTAATGGAAATTCATTTGCAAAACCTGTTATTTTATTATTTGAAGATTTTTGATGTATATATTGTTTTTCACTTTCTTTTGGATTTGAACTTTCTGTTAAATCTGTTATTACTCCACCTAACACAATTTTATCGTTAAATCCAAAATAATGAGCTTGATCATATGTCATTATATCTTTTAATGGTTTTTCCATGTTATATACCTCCTCTTATATTAAAATAAAGCTGTAGATAATACGTACTTATAGAACCATCCTCAGTTGTTTCATAAGTTATCGCATTCGCACAACTTACTTCTTTTACTTGTTTTTCTTGTAATATTGGATAATTTTTATTTTTATTTTGAGCATCTATCCAATCGCTCAACTCATCTAACCAATCTAAGTTGGTTAATCTCTGTTTATCATCTTCACTATTACTTTTTAAAAGCAATGCATATTGATATTGTCTGTACCATCCTATATCCGTTATGTATTTTAGTGGCAATCTTTCAACTCCTGTTCTTTGTAGTGCTAATTCATTTGTATTATCTGGTAGTTCTTCTGAATGAATTACTTCAGCTATCTCATTTATTTTTTCATTTTCAGATAACCATTTTTTTATTGATGTATCAATACTTTTTTCTGTATCATCCATTATCTAGCCTCCTTGCATAATTTGCTGTTTGATTTAATATACTCTGACCTTTATCTGCTTTCATTCTTTCAAAAGGATGTGCTCCTCTTATATTTCCACCATGATATGTTAAAGCTTTCCCTGTATATATCTTTTTTTCTCCTAATTTTGCCCAAGGACTATGGCTCTTAGTTCCAATCATTACTTTACCTTCTGCTTGAAAATGTGCATATGGCACATTTATTACTACTTCACCACTTTTGCATTGTGGGCTTATTAATATTGATCTTTCTTGTGTACCAGTTTTCTTAGAAACATATTTTTTTAAATTATCTGCTGTTGTTTTATCTAAAAATAATTGAACTTTTCCTTTATCTTCTAATCCCAATTTTTTATATATTGTTTGCAACGATTTAGTTTCTAATTTTATATTCATTAAATACAACCTACCTTAATATGTTCTAATTCTTCTGTATCTGGATCATTGAATATAAATTTATCTATAGAAGTTACTTTATGAACATTATCTTTTCCATATTTATTACTTAATTGAGTTATTGGAACAGTTCCTTCAATTTTATCTTCAACTTCAAAATTTACAATAATATCTTCTTTTGCTATAAACCATGACTTGTTATATCCTTTTAAATCAAAAATTCTTATTAAAGCATTTTCGACAGAATTAGAACCATTTTTATTATGATTTACAACTGATGTATTTCGATAGCTAGCTTCTTTCACATATCTTTCATATTTATCTTTATTTTTATGATATATCGTTATTTTTCTTGTTGGAAAATCTTCCATAAATCCTCCTATAGATAAGCAGTTAATTCATCTGGTAAATTAGCTAAAATGTCTTTTTTAGTTTGATTGTATTCTTCTATTGAAATATCATTGAAATTTTTACTAACACCATCTATTGAGAATGAACTTAGCTTTCTATTCTCTCTTTTCTTTTTTCTTTCTATTAAATCAACTAAAGCACAGGCAGTATATTGCAACTGTTCCTGTGCTTCTTTAGGCAAATTATTTATTTTTCCTTGAGTTAACCTGGTATTAATGTTTTTATCGATTTCTCTACTTGCTTCTAGTATTAGTGAATCAAAAGAGTCTTGTGTCAATTTTCCTTTGTAGTCTATACGATAATTTTCAAATTTTGCGTATACCATTTTATCAACTCCTATTTCTTGTCTGTTTTTATTTCACCTTTTAATTTTTCGTTTTCTGCTTTTAGTGTCGTTACTTCCTTTTGAAGATTAGTGTTATTTTCTTTTAGTGTTTCATTCTCTTTTTTTAATTCTTCAATTTCACCTTTTATTTTAGTATTTTCACCTTTTAATTTTTCGTTTTCTTTGCCTACATTCTTTTCTTTAAAAGAATGTCCTATACCTATTTTTTTACTCATTACTTTCACCTCCTATTATTTGTGAGATAAATAAATACCAGCTACTTTATTAGCATAATATTCATTTAATCCATATAATCTGTATAGCCACTTGTAGTTATCTCCCTCTTGATCTTGTTCAGGAGTAAATATTTTCATTTTATTATGTTTTGTATATTGTAATAATGCAGGTTTATGTATAATCATAAAGTTAATATCTTTAGAATTTACACCTTTTTTAAATCCACCTTTTCTTTCTCCATCTGCATCTTTACCACTTAACAACTCAATTTCAGTTTGAAATCTTGATTGTGGAACTACTTTTATA